ATTGCTTGTGAGCCGCGACGCTATCAGCCTGGATGATGCGTCTATTGTGGCCCATCGCCGTATTGCCACGGTGAGCGAGTTGGTGGCGATGGGGTATGAGAAGGACGAGGTTGAGCCTTACGCTAATGAAGTTGACGAGTTGGAGGACAATGAGGAGCGGTTTATTCGTAATCCGCAGGCTACCATTGAACTCGCTAACCGTTCTGATATTGCGGCGAAGAAGGTTCTCTATGTTGAGTCCTATGTGCGGATCGACATGGATGGCGATGGCATTGCGGAACTGCGCCGCATTTGCACGGTTGGCCAGGGTTATGAGGTGATGCGGAATGAACCGGCGGATATGATCCCCTTCGCGGTGTTCTGCCCGGACCCGGAGCCTCATACGTTCTTCGGCTTGTCTGTTGCCGATCAGGTGATGGACATTCAGCTTATTAAGTCGAATATTCAGCGTAATATGCTGGATAGCCTGGCGCTTGCGATCCATCCGCGTGTTGGCGTGGTCGAGGGTCAGGTGAATGTTGACGATGTGCTGAATACGGAAGTTGGTGGTGTCATCCGTATGCGGGCGCCGGGGATGGTTCAGCCGTTCTCTATGCCGTTTGTTGGTCAGCAGGCGTTTCCGATGCTGGACTACATGGACGCTATGAAGGAAAGCCGCACGGGCATCACCAAGGCTGCGGCTGGCTTGGCGGCGGACAGTTTGCAGTCCTCTACCCGTGCGGCGGTGGCGGCTACTGTATCGGCTTCCCAGCAGCGTATTGAGTTGATTGCCCGTATCTTTGCAGAAAGCGGCATGAAGCGGCTGTTCACGGGCCTGTTGAAGTTGGCGGTCCAGAACCAGCGCGCGGAGCGCATGGTGCGGTTGCGTGGGCAGTTTGTGCCGGTTGATCCCCGTAGCTGGGACGCCAATATGGATGTGATTATCAATATCGCGCTTGGCGGCGGGACTGAACAGGAAAAGGTTTCGGTGCTGACCACCATTCTCGCCAAGCAAGAGCAGATTTTGCAGCAGGCGGGGATTGATAATCCCCTGGTCAGCTTGGCGCAGTATCGGAATACCTTGGCGCAGATTTTGGCGCTTTCTGGCTTTAAGGACGCCACGCAGTTCTTTAGTGATCCGGCCCAGATGCCGCCAATGCCGCCGCAGCAGCCGAAGCCTTCGCCGGAAGAAATGCTGGCCCAGGCGCAGATGGCGGCGATCCAGGCTGATATCCAGAAGAAGGCGGCTGAATTAAGATTGCGTCGCGAAGAAATGGTCAACAAGGACGACTTGCAGCGCGATCAGATGGAAGCTGATCTGGCGGTGAAGATTGCGGAAATGCAGGCCCGTTATGGCGCGCAGATTGATGTGGCGCAGATTAGGGCTTCCATGGAGCGGGATCGTGAGGCGATGCGGCAAATGCAGATGATGCAGCGCCAGCAAGTGCCGCAAGTGATGGGCGCGAATATGGCGCCGGGTTCTATGTCGGGTGGTCCTTATGGTTGATTTTGCCTCTCAGATTGCGGCGGGGAACGACGCTCTCCGGCTGATGAATGATCCGACGCTGAAGGCGGCGGTGGAATTGGTTGAGAAGCAGTTGTTTGATGAGTGGAAGGTCGCCAAATTTGAGGCTGACCAGAAGTATATCCACGCGACAATGCGCGGAATGCAGGAGTTCTTGCGGGCACTTCAATCTGTTATTGATAGCGGAAAAGTGTCAGCAGCCATCGCCGAAAGGCGTTTTTGAGAGAGGATGAAGTTTGATGTCTGAATCGTCCGGCAACCCCGTACAAGGGATCGGCATCCACCAGGCACAAGATGCCATAGCCGATATTCTGGCCACCGATGACGGTGACACCCAGGGCGGTGAGGCGCAGCAGCCCGAAGCGCAAGCGGAGGGCACCGAGACGGAGGCAACAGAGGCGCAGGCTTCTGATGAAACCGTTGAGGAAACCGTTGAAAGTGAAGACGAAGCCCAAGACGAGGAGCAACCTCAGGAAAGGCTTCCCGAGTCGATCAAAGTAAAGGTCGCTGGCGAGGAAGTAGAGGTCACGCTTGACGAATTGGCGCGGGGTTATTCGCGGCAAGCGGACTATAGCCGGAAGACGCAGCAACTAGCGGAAGAACGTAAGGCGTTCCATGCGGAAGCTGAAGCCATCCGGCAAGAGCGGGCGCAGTATGCGACGCTTCTAGGGGCCTTACAGCAGCAGTTGCAGTCCACCGCACAGATCGAGCAGCAGCCTGATTGGGATCGTCTTTACGAAGAAGACCCGATCAACGCTACTCGGTTGGAGCGGCAATGGCGAAAGGTTCAGGAAGACCGGTTCGCGAAAATGTCAGCGATAAAGGCTGAACAGGATCGTTTGAACCAGACTTTCGAGCAACAGACTGCCGAGCAGATGAAGGCCATTCTGGTTGAACAGGCGTCTCGCCTTCCAGAGGTTATTCCTGAATGGAAGGATGAGAAGGTTGCCACTGAGGGCAAGAAGCAGCTTCGTGATTGGCTGACAAACCAAGGTCTTAATGAAGTTGAGATCAACAGTTTGCACAAGGCCGAACACGTTGCGATCTTGCGTAAAGCTATGCTTTACGATCAAGGCCAGCGCAAGGCGCAGGCGGCGGTTAAGCCTCAACAGGTAATGCGTCCAGTTAGGCCGGGTTCTCAGGCGTCCGCGCCGGGGAATAGAAGTGTTTCAGATGTAACCCGTGCAAAGCAGCGTCTCGCTAAAACCGGGACTGTCAACGATGCTGCTAGTGTTCTAGCGGCGCTTCTCTGAAAGGATATAGGCTATGACTATCGTTACCAACACCTTCACGCGTTATGATGCCAAGGGCATCCGTGAAGACTTGGCGAATGTGATTTACAACATCTCGCCGGAAGAAACCCCGTTCCAGTCTAACACTGCCCGCGTGAACGTAAAGAACACGTTCTTCGAGTGGCAGACGGACAGCCTGGCGGCGGCTTCCACCACCAACGCGGCGCTTGAAGGCGATGACATTTCGTCCTTCGATGCCGTGACGGCCACTTCTCGCCTGGGTAACTACACGCAGATCAGCCGTAAGACGGTTGTGATCTCCGGTACCCTGGAGAGCGTGGACAAGGCTGGTCGCCGTTCTGAACTCGCCTATCAAATGGCGAAGAACGGTGCGGAACTGAAGCGCGACATGGAAGCCACGCTGTTGGCGTCCAAGGCCGCGAACGCTGGTAACAACACCACGGCGCGTCAGACGGCTGGCTTGCCTGCCTTCCTTCGCACCAACACCAACAAGGGCGCTGGCGGTTCTGACCCGACTGTGTCTAACGGTGTGGTGAACGCTACCCGCGTTGATGGCACTCAGCGCACCTTCACGGAAACCATCCTGAAGGATGTTATCGCGCAGGTGTGGACCGAAGGCGGTACGCCGAAGATTCTGATGGTCGGCCCGTTCAATAAGCAGACCGTCAGCGGCTTCGCTGGTATTGCCGAAATCCGCTACAATCAGGCCACTCCGCGTCCGACTGTGATTATCGGCGCGGCTGACGTTTATGTGTCTGACTTCGGCGCGGTGTCTGTGGTGCCCAACCGCTTCCAGCGTGAGCGCGATGCTTTCGTGCTTGACCCGGAATACGCGGCGACGGCGATCCTGCGTCCGATCCAGACGATGGACCTGTCGAAGACCGGCGACGCTGAGAAGCGTATGATGCTTTGCGAATACGGCCTCATGGTTCGCCAGGAAGCCGCGCATGGTATCGCTGCTGACCTGACGACTTCGTAATGGCAACGGGGCTGGCGGGTAACTGCCAGCCCCACCTCAAAGGTGGCTTATGGCTGACAAGATTTTCAATATTGATCCGGTAAGTGGGATTTCTTCTTACTGGCATTATGATGACACCACAGACACGGCGATTATTGAAAAGCGCCAGGATGTGTCGAGTATTGTTGACGCCAATAAGGCGCAGTTCAATGAAGATCATGGGCGTTATGGCGAGTGGAACAAGGTGGCGTCCATTCCGCTGGCGGTTTTTTATGATTTGAAAATGAAGGGTATCGTTGATGACCCGGTTGCCATGAAGAAATGGCTGAATGACCCGGATAATCGGTTTTTCCGCACTAGGCCGGGGCGCGTGTAATGCAGGCAACGGTTTCAGTCTGTGTTCCCTGCCGCGATGTGGTGGACAGCGGGTTTGCCTTTGACTTAGCCCGGTGCGTTGCGGCCCATACGGCGGCAACCAGGGACAGGGTGCTGCTGTTCCAGAACCAAGGGACGCTGATCGTCAATCAAAGGCAGGAACTGGCCCAGGCGTCCTTGGATGCAGGCGCCACGCATATCCTGTTTATTGATGCTGATATGCGGTTCCCAAAGGACGCCATTTTCAGGCTGTTGCAGCGGGATGAGGATATTGTCGCGGCCAATTACAGCACGCGTAAACTCCCCCTCCAGCCGGTGGCTTTCCGCGACGATACCACCACTGAGCGGGTTTATACGGAGCAGGACGATACGGGGCTGGAATCGGTGGCAGCTATCGGCATGGGGCTGATGCTGATTAAGGCTGAAGTTTTCCAGAAAATGCCCAAGCCTTGGTTTCACATACACTACCAAAATGGTGTATATAGTGGCGAAGATATTTGGTTTTGCCGATCTGCCAGGGAATCAGGGTTCGAGGTGATGCTAGACCACGATATTAGCCATCAGGTGCGCCATATCGGGGGCTTTGAGTTTTCCTGTGCCCATGCGGCAGCTTCAAGGGGTGAATAGATATGGCGATTTCCAACTATTCCACCTTACAGGCGTCTATCGGGGATTGGCTGAATAGGTCCGATTTGACGGCGGTTATCCCTGATTTCATCACTTTGGCGGAGGCCCAGTTTAACCGGAATATCCGCCACCGGCGTATGGTGGAGCGGGCTACGGCGACGCTGGATAGCGAGTACAGCGCCGTCCCGGCTGATTGGCTGGAAAGCATCCGCTACCAGATCAATACGAACCCGATTACGACGATGGAGTTTGTTTCTCCTGATCAGGCGGCGATGTTGAAAGGGGCTAACGGGACCACCGGAAAGCCGATCTATTATACGCAGATTGGCCAGCAGTTTCAGGTTGTCCCGGCGCCGGATAGCGGGTCCGCCTATACTGGCGAGTTGACCTATTACGCCACGATCCCCGCGCTTTCGGTTTCCAATACGACGAATTGGCTTCTGACGGATTCGCCTGATCTGTACCTTTATGGCGCGCTTTTGCAGGCCGCGCCGTATTTGCAGGACGATCAGCGGCTTTCTACCTGGGGAACGCTTTATGAGCGGTGCCTTAACGATCTGAAGGTTTCCGATGAGCGGAGCCGGATGGCAACCAGCGCCCTTCGGATGCGGGCAAGGAGTTTCGGCTAATGACAACAAACGCCTTCACCAACTATCTTGAAAACAAGATCATGGCCTATGTGTTCACCGGCACGGCGTTTTCTTCGCCGTCTGGAAGCCTTTATCTTGGTCTGTTCACGGCGGCGCCTGGCGAGGGCGGTGGCGGCACGGAAGTTTCCGGTAATGGTTACGCTCGCAAGGTGGTCACAATGACCACCAGCGGCAATGCCAGCACCAATAGCAGCGCGGTTGAATTTGACGCGGCAACAGGGTCTTGGGGAACCATTACTTATGTTGCGGTGTTCGATGCGCTGACTTCCGGCAATATGCTGGCTTACGGCGAATTGACGGCTTCTAAAACCATCGCTTCCGGCGATGTATTCCGTATCCCGGCTGGTGATCTCGACATCACGCTTGAATAGAGGTTGGTGAAATGGCGTTTGTTATTGCTGATCGTGTAAGAGAAACGTCCACCACCATCGGCACGGGTAACTTTACCCTGGCTGGTGCGGTTGATCGGTTCCGCACGTTTGATTCCGTTTTAGATACAGGCGACACGACTTATTACACCATTGCTGACCAGAGCGGGGTTGGGTGGGAGGTTGGTATTGCAACCTTCACCAGCC